CACTTGTTGCTTTAGTTGTATCACTTGTTGCTTTAGTTGTATCACTTGTTGCTTTAGTTGTTTGATTTATATCTATATTACTATTTTCTTCTTTACTAAATAGATAATTGTTATTGATATAATTGTTTCTTTTTTTATTATTTTGTTCATTTATATAATTATTATTATAAGTATTATATGCAACTGGTATCAAAATATTTTCTTTTAATATATTTGACTCATCATTATTATTATATTCTTTTGAATTTAAATTTTTTAAATTTTCTAAATTAGAAATATTATAGTTATGACATATTATTATAAATAATATAAAAAATAATAATATTATTAATAAAATATTTTTGTTATTAATATTCATATTATATAAATAATATATAATTTATAAATTTTTAAAAGAATATAAATATATATATATTAATTTATAATAATTATATAAAAAAAATTGATTATATTTTTTACTATTATATTTATAAGTGTTTATAATCTGTTAAGTTGCTATATTCAATTCGATGGATTCTTTACCAAACGATATTATTTATATAATCTCGAATAAAATTTTCAATTTTATTGACCTTGCATCACTAAAAAAAGTTAACAAAGAACTTAATAATATTATAACTTTTTATAATATTATAAAAAAAAAAATTTCTGAAAAACATAATAAACCAATAACATTATGTAATTGTGTTAATGAAAATTGTTATTATGACACATGTGATATTTATGAAGTATATTATAATCAATATTATGGTAGATATATTCATTTCCACCAACCAGCACAAAATTTTAATTGTATTAAAATAAATAATAAAATGTATAATAATGTATTTAGTCCTTATTGTGTTGAATGTTTTAAAAATTTTGTCTTTAGAAATAATATAAATGAAACTAAAATTGTAGATAATTTAAATGAATATTTTGTAGATATAGAATATTTATAAATTGACTGATAAATCACATCTAATAAATTTAGCTTCACCTATTTCGTTCCATTCAACAACTAAAACAATTACTTCAACACCTTTTTTTATTGCTTGATTAAAAGCTTCTTTATAAGTAGGGTCAATATTAGAGGCTTGAAATGATGAACTATCTGTTCTTTGGATAACAAAACAAATAATTGGTCTAATAATTTTTGAAATAGTAATTTCAGACAATTCATTAATATGTTTTAATGCTCGTTCACTAACAACATCACCTTTATTTTTCCTATAACCATCCGGAAAATATGAAATTTTTTGATTAAGCATAAAATTAGCAGGAATATATTTGCCTTGTTTAATTAAAATATTTTTCTCTTTATTTGAACAATCAATAAAATCAGCAAGTGGTACATTTTTAACTTCTAATATAAAATATTTATCATTATTATCGATACCTATAAAATCGAATCTTGAATCTAAACACGAAAATTCACGTCTATATCCTTTAATATTTTGTAGTGTTTTTAAACAATTACTTGTTAATGCTTTTTCCACTAATGTTTCGGCTAATTTTGGGTCAATACCAATAAATTGATTATTTTTATATTTAATATTATTTATTTTTCGTTCTTCATATATATTTGCCAAATAAATCTTATATTTACATACTATTGATTTACTATTTTTACAATTAGATTCAATTGGTGATGCTAATACATAACAATATTTTTCGCATAATCCACAACAACCTAAAGAAGCCGAATGTGCTTGAACAATTTCACCATTTGGTAATTCAATATCAGCAACATATGGTATTTTACAAATTTTAGAAGGTCTTGAAATAATTTTAACACAAACTAAATCATTTAATTTATGTAAAAGCATAATAATATTTTAAATTAATGTTTATAATAATAAGTATAATAATAAGTATAATAAAAATATTTATTATTATCAATTTTATAATATGAGAGAAAATAGGATTAATATATTTAAAATATTTTATATATCACATTTATAAAAATTATTATCATAATCCATATATACTTTCATTAAAAAATTAGATTTATTATACCATTCATCAGGAGCAATTAATGATATAAATTTAGTATCATTATTGGAATAAATATAATAATAATTACCAGGAATTTTTTTAAAGTTACAATGTATATTGTTTACTTCATTATTTAAATTATATTCATTAATAATATTAATTGCTTCTAATTTTAAAAAGTTAATTTGTTTTTCGATGAGAGATAATTTTCCATATGCGGAATAATCCGAACGTATTTGTGTTAAAATTTTGTTATTTTCTATATTTTCGAGAGATAACATAGTAAATAAATTATTCAATGTTTCTTTATTTAAATTACTTAATGCCATTAAAAAATATATATAATTATATTTATATATATTTTTTTTAACATATTTAATAATTATTATCTTATGAAGACTCGTGTTTCTTCGCCATAGAATTTAATGCTTCAACTGTTCTAGATTGTAATTCATCTTTTTTTTCTCCATTTGCTACAATTAATATAGAAGGAAATCCACTAATACCCAATGATTCTGGTGCATTTGCGGATTCTATTTTATTTAATTTTAACGAACCACTATAACTTGATTTAAATTCATCCCATTTTGGATCAAAAGCAGTACAATGCGGGCATCCATCCATATAATAATAATTTAATTCTTTTTGATTAGACATACCTTCTAAACTAGTTTTATTATTACCTATCATTAAATTAACTAAGCATCCAACAAGAAATACTCCTATTACTAATAAAAGCAGTGATAAAAAGCTAAAACTTTGCAAATTTTTTACAGAATTAACTTTTTTTAGTACTTTTTTCATTATATATATATATATAATATTTTATAAAATAAAAAAATATTAATATTTTTTTAAAGAATATTTTTTGCTATTTTTTTTATAAATTTTCTTTTTTTTGATAGCATAATTTTTTTTATATTTTTTATTATTTTTATTATTTTTACTATATATATTTTTTTTTGTATATTGTTTTTTAAAATTATATTTTTTATAGGTTTTATTATATTTATATTTATTTTTATTTCCACCTTTAATATTAGATTTTTCTATAATTTTAGATTCTTTTGACTCTAAAATTCTACTAGATTTAATAAAGTCTTTAAATGTATGTGGATACACATGTTTCCCTAATATTTGTATTAATATTTCATCTAATTTTGAAGCTTTATCTATACATTTATTACTTAATAATATTCTATCTTTTAATGATATAACTTCGTCTTTTGAATTTTTTTTCCGCAATACAATATCTAAATATAATATAAATATTTTAGAATTAAGGCGGTTATCTATATTAGTATTTTTTATATGTGATTTTAATTTTTTATTATCTTCATCATATTGATATTTAACTGTAATAATTTCATTAAATTTTTTTTCATTATTTTTAAATATTAAATGTGTATTTTCTTTAAAAAATATTTCTTCAATATAATATTTTTTTATATAATTGAGGATTATATTATCTTCTTGATTATAATTAGATGATTTATTTCCTTCTCTTGATAAATTACTAATATGATTTTCATAATTTTCTGAATTTTTTGAATTGTTATTATTATAATATTGTTTTAAATAATTAAAATATCTTGAATTGATAAACAGCTCTTTTATATCATTAATTTTATTTGTTAAAATATTTGATTTTATAATATCAAAATCCGATAATATATTTTTAATATCTAAATCAAAATCAAAATAAATTTTATTATTTTGAATATCATTTATTAATGTTCCACTATTTTCTTTGTTTTTATCATTTTTATCATTTTTATCATTTTTATCATTTTTATCATTTTTATCATTTTTATCATTTGTATTAAAATCATATATTTGTAATTCATAATCTTTATATATTACTTCTTCTTTTGATTTGATTACTTCATCTTCATAAATTAAATTAAGATTAAATTTAATCTTATGATCATCTTGAATGTCTTCAAATACAACATTAAAGTATACATTAATTTTATTATTATCAAATATTTGTATTTTTTCAAATGGTTGAATAGTTTTTTCAATATGTTTAATTTTTACTATTCTATTATTTTCATTATCTGTTATTTTATTTTGTATTATATCAAAATCATATAAATTATCTTTTAAAATAACATCTTCACAATTAGAAGAGTAAATTTCATTTATAATATAATGTATATTATGATATGTAATAATTTTTGATAATAAATCTTTATTTTTAATAGCACTTAAAATATCGTCGTTTTTTTTATCTTTAAGCTCATTTTTTATAGTATTTAATTCGCTTTCACTAACAAAATATTGAATATTGTCATTTATAATTTGTATTAAATTATTTAAATTATTTAAATTATCTGGTTTTTCACTAGTTATTTGAACATTTTTTGGTGTATTAGAATATTTATTTTCATATTCTATATTCTCATTTAGATTGGTTTTTAATTTATTTAAAAAATTATTAATATGTTCTCCACCTTTTTCTTCTTCACCTAGATAAAAAAAATTCTCTATATCTTTTTCATATATAGTATAATCTATATTATCATTTTTTAATGTATCAAAAAATGTTTTATTTTTTATATAAAATTTATTTAAAATTTTGTCTTGTATTTCACTTTTTATTTTAGCTAAATTTTCTTGTGGAAAATGATCAGTTGTTTTTTGTAATTTTTTTAATAATTCTATTATAGATTCAATTGTATATCTATATTTTGAAGTTTTCTCCATATTTGCTGATATTTCAAATTTATTTTCTTCATAATGGGTTTTATATTCGTTTTTATTATCTTTATAATGAATGTTTGATATATCAGTTGAAAGTAATAAATATTGATTAATATTTGAGTTTAATTTTAATTCATTATTTTTGTATCTAAATTCAGAATTAAAATCATTCAAATCTATTTCTATTGAATCATTAATACCTAGGTCATTTAGTTTATTAATGTCATTATTTGACATTTTAGTAGTTAAAAAAGTATTTTTAATTTTATCTTTATTTTGCGATTCTTTATAAATAAATCGTTCTAATATACTAGTACCATTATGATATATATAATTTTCTGTTTCTCTAAAATATATTTTACCTGATTTATCTATAAATTTGGTATAATCAGGTTTATCATAAATTTTTTTATTTTTTAATTTTTTATATAATTGAAAATCGCCATCTTTTATTTTATTAGTTAAATTATATTCATACTTAATATTATTAATAGTATAATAAAAAATAACATTAACCGGTTTAATATTATTATTGGTATCAGTCATTAATTATATATTAATGATATTATTAATATAAAATTAATATATAAAATTATTAATAATTATTTAGATTTTTTTAATTTTTTTAAAGCCTTTTCTATTTCATCTTTTGAAATTTCACCATCATTATTTTCATCTATTTCATTTAATATTTTTAAATAATTTTTTGACAACATATTAAATTTTGAATTTTCATTTAAAACAAAATTACTTAATATAATAAATATTGCTGTTATTCCTAAAGATATTAATATATCTCTAGAACCCATAAATGCTATTGTAAATATTAATATCTCTCTTGCTAAATTTTTAATAATGCGTTCTTGTCCTTTTGTTAATTTTAATTCAATATATCTAGAACCAAAATTCATTAAAATCATCATAATACCTAAAAAAAATTTATTACTACTAATAGAATTAATATATGTATGAAAATCAGAAAAACTACTTATTTTATCATAAGTCAAATGTTTATTTTTCATTTTTTTAATGATTTTCATTTTCAATTAATATAAGAAAATATAATAAAATTTTTATTTAGGTAATGTTAAATTTAGACACGTGGTTGTTTAAATTTAATTTTATTATAATAATATTCACAGTTTAAATTCTTTTTAAATCTAAATTTTTTATATGGTGTTATACGAATACATAATAAAACTTCAACAGGTCTTAATAAATGACCTAAAAATTTAAGTGAATTTATATATATATTGTTATTAAACATTATATTATATAAATAATATTTATGATATTTAATAAATATTATTATCTCTTTTTTTTATAATAGTAATGCAACTTTTATTAAATCCAGCAAATATTGAATCAATGAATAATGGTTCTTCAAATTCAAAAAATAATAAAACATTAAAAAAAAAAGTGAATTTTATGAATAATGGTTCGTCTTCTGGAAAACATGAATCAGAACAAAAAAAAATAGATAAAAAATTATTAGCATCTTTAACAAATGAAAATAATGAAGATAATGAAGATAATGAAGATGATACACATATAAAAGAAATGTATTCTAATTATAATGATTTATATAATGAAACAACTATTAATAATATTAGAAATACTATTATGAATTCTGTAAAAAAAACTAATAGTGATTATTCTGAAGATAATGAAATAAGTGATTTAAAAAACGATTCTAAATCAAATTATAATGAAAATTACAAATTAAATTATAATGATTTTAATAATAATAATAATAATAATATTATAAATAATAATAATAAATTATTAGATAAAATAGATTATATAATACATTTATTAGAGGAACAACATAACGAGAAAACAAATAATATTACCGAAGAATTAATTTTATATTTATTTTTAGGAATTTTTATAATATATGTATTAGATAGTTTTTCAAGAATGTCAAAATATAAAAGATAATAATATTATTATTTTGTAAAAACATATAAATATTCATAACTTGATAAATTTACTACTTTTTTTTTAGTAAAACCTTTATTTTCTATTATTTTTATCATGTCATTTAACGAATTAATAAACAAATTTATTTCATTTTTTCTTATACTATTATTATTATAGTTTTGAAACTTTTCGTTTACTTTTAAATAAGGTTCATTATTTGAAAATTCATAATCTTTATTTTTTGCAATTGTAGATATATATTCAATATTATTATCAAATTTAATAATTAATTGGTCATTTTTTTTTCCATAATCTTGAGAATTATATATTACGTTATTATCTATTGCAAAATTATAAAAATTAAATTTATCTCTATCAATCAAATGGATTATAAATGTTCCATTATAATTTAGTAAATCATAACAATTATCAAGAAATAATTCTTTATCTTTGTTATTAAAATAATAAATTGTTCGCCCTAAACATAAAATATGCGAATATAAATCTTTTTCAATATGTTTTAATTTTAGTATATTATCTTTTACAAAATTACATTTTGGATAATTTTTATTGGCTGATAAAATCATATATTTAGAATTATCTACACCTGAAATTTTTATATTTGGATTTAGCTTTGAAAGTTTACCTACATTATGACCTGTACCTGAACCTATATCTAATACATTATTATTTTTAGATTTTGAAATTAATTTTGAAACCTCTCCTATTTCATTTTTTAAAAGTGTATTATTTAAATATATATTATCATAATAGTTACTATAAAATTTATCATAAATTTCATTATCTCTTTTTATTTCAAAATGATTTTTATTTGATAAAACATTATCTATATTTTCATAATTTTCATATTTTTCATAATTTTCATATTTTTCATAATTATTCATATATTTATTATTTTTATGTGCTAAACTAATAATACAAAATAACAATAATATAGAAAAAATAAACATTAATAATTCAAATTTTTTTAATTCTTTTAAAATTTTAAACATAACTTATATTATTATGTATTTATATTATATTTTTTATATAATATAAATTTAATATTAATTTTTTTAAGAATGGATCCAAATAATATTAATGATATACGAAATGATTTTAAAAATATAACATTTTCAAAATATCAAAAATCAAAAGCAAAAAATGAATTAATAAATAGTATTTATAGTAAAAAAATAGAAAACGCCTGTTATTGGTGTGCTGAATTTATATGTTCTGGACATTTTTTATATTTATGGGAAATAATAATATTTTATTATTGCAAATATATTCATATAGGTAATCCAAAAATAGCAATATATTTAAAAATGCGTTACAATAATTTTATTGAAATATTAAATTCTGGTTATACAAGTAATATATTACAATTACGAAATAATAATAAAATAAGAATAATTTTTTCAGAAATTATATGTATTTTATCTTTATCACAAAAAAAATTAAATTTTGAAAATATTAAAATAAACAAAACTAATGAATTTGATTTAATAAATATGAGTGATAAATTAAAAGCTCCAAATAGTGATTATATTAAAGATATTTTTGATAAAAATGACCCACAAGAAATATTCATACCATTAAATGAATTAATGTTTAATCTAAAAAATAAAAATATAGCTGATACTTGTTATTGGTTAGAATGGATTTTAGAATATGATAGTTTATGTAAAAATAAAAAACATAAATTAGCTTGTGAAAGTAGAAGCTATGCTCCTATTGAATTTAGAAATGATATAATTTGGATAATTTGGGATATTATATATCATTGTAATAACAATAATGATTTTAATGATTTTAATGTAGATAAAAAAAAAATAATAAATAATATTTTAGAAGCATTATTTTCATTGTTTACAATAAAATATAAATCATCTATAAAAAAAAAGCGAAAATTTATTTTATATATTTGTTTTTCTATTTTAATAGAAAATATTAATTTTGATACAAATATTTCAAAAAATTTAAATGAAATTAAAAATATAACAGATAATATAGATTCTATTTATAAACAAATTAAAAAAAATGAAGTATCACCAAAAACTGATTATTTATTTAATGGTTTAAATAAATCTAATATTGAAAAGACATTTGAAAAAATGGAAATAATGAATAATCTATAATATATTATTTGCTTATTTTAATAATATATTATGAAAAATATTGTAAAAAATACTATGTTTCTATCATTATTTACCCAATTTATTACATTAATTGTTGGAATTTTTATACAATTTAAAAATGTTTCAAATATTCATTATATATTAAAATATGCGTTGGGTTTAGAAAATATTGTACAATTTATAGAAGGTAGTTTTTATTTATGGTTTTCATATTTTTCAAATAAAGATATAGATAAAATAGATATTGCAAAATATAGATATTATGATTGGTTTTTAACTACTCCAACTATGATTTTATCCACTATTATATTTTTTGAATACAACAATTATATAAAAAATAATAATATATTAACATTCAAAAAATTTATATATAATAATTATTATAAAATCATTGAATTGTTTTCGTACAATTTTTTTATGTTATTTTTTGGATATTTGCAAGAAATCAATATCATAAATATTTTTATTTCTACATTTTTTGGTTTTATATTTTTTTATTTACTTTTCTATAAAATTTATACATATTTTACTATCTATTCAAAAAAAAATTATAAAATATTTTATTTTATGTTATTTATATGGTCTTTATATGGTTTTGTTGCTATGTTTTCTTTTAAAATTAAAAATACATTATATAATATTTTAGATATTTTTTCTAAAAATTTTTATGGATTATTTTTAGCATATATTATATACAAACTATAGGTATAATTATATGCATAATTACAGGCATAATTATAAACTAATCATTATATGTATATACATGTATAAAATGTTTATTAGAACCTACTTCAAATGGTTTTACAATTTTAATTTTTGCTGATTGATGAATTAGCCAAATAGCTTTTCGTCTTTTTAAAGATAAATCTTTTGTAATTCTTTTTAAAGATAGTTTCTTTGTACTATTTTCTTTTAAATAATTTTCAATAACATTTTCTACAAGCATTTTATCAATAAATTTTATATTATTTATATATAATCAAATCTTTTTAAGTTTAATTATAAAAATATTTTATAATTATGGTAAATTTAACAATTTATATTACTACAAGAGAACATTATAAAAAAAATAGACGGTATCAGGTGGAAATGTATGTAATTATGTTGAAATTTTCTTGACTTTCTATCGGGACCGACTCAACTATACAATAAATACAAGGGATCAAACTTATACTCGTTGTATTGTTTATCGGAATCATCCCAACTTTAAGTAAATTCCTGCACTATAATTACAAGGAGTTATATTTGGTTATGGTCGTGTATCCGGTCGAGCTCGGTGGGCTGTATCATTATAATGTAGCATTTTCGCCACACTAGTATACACTAGGTCATATGCTTTGCTCCGGGCTAGAGAGTGACTGATCAGGTCCACTGCATAATGACACCCCGTTGAAATACACTAGGAGAGTTATTACAATATAATATTCATAAATGTTATTTGTCTATCATAATTTATAGTTATTATCAATATAAATAAAAATATTTAAAAATCAATTTTATTAACATGTAACAATTTAGATATCTATAAATATATGTAAATAATTATACTATAAATATATATAAATAATTATACTATAAATATTAATATATATATATTTTTTTTATACTTTATTATTTTATAATGAATTATATTACAAAAACATTAGATAGTTTAACAAAATCAAAAAAAAATGAAAATCCTGATAATTTTTCTATAGATGATAATAAACAAAAATCAATATCTAAATCCCCATCAATATTACAATCTTTTTCAATGCCTGAATCGTTATCTAAACAAAAATCATTGTCTAAACAAAAATCGTTATCTAAACAAGAATCATTATCAAAACCACAATCAATTACAAGAAAAAATATAGAAACCCCTATATTATCAGCCGCTACAATTAATCCAGAGTTAAATAATAAATTTACCAGTATTAATGAATCTCCAAAAATAGCTGTTTCACAATCAAAAACAATATTTTTTGCAATATTATTTACAATTTTAGCATTTATTGGTTATAATATATTTACATATCTTAGTGATGGTACAAGCTATATTATAGATTTATTAAAACCAATTTTTAGCAGTGTTAGTTTATTAACCGGTGATACATTAAAAACAACAATAGATAATACATTATCTGGAACAAATAAAAGTATAGATATTACAAGTGATACAACAAAAAACATATTAAATAATGCAACGCTAGGCAGTAAAGAAACAATAAATAAATTACAAGATAAATCAGAAATATCAAGTACTCATGATATCAATGATGAAAGTGATTCTGAAAATGATTTAGATAGTACACAAAATCCTAAATCGATAAATACCACAGAAAATTCTAACAGTTTTTGCTATATAGGTAAAATTAATAATACCCGTTATTGTGCAAAAGTTTTAGATGATAAATATTGTTTATCGGAAGAGATTTTTCCTACAATGGATTTATGTGTTAATCCAAAATTACGAAGCTAAGAAAAAGTTAATTTTTTTTAGTTTTTTTATTAATTTTTTTTAGTTTTTTTAAAGTATGTCGTTTTTTTGTATTGAAAAATATATTAATTTCTTTAATTATTTGCAATGTTAATAGTAAATCTATATTTTTTTGAACTACTGTTTTATTTAAATTATTTAAATTATGATTCTGTGTATTAAAATTTATATAATTTATAAAATCATAGATATTCTTATCTAAAAATAAATTTTTATGTTTTGTATAAAATATACTAGCTATTCTTGAATATTTTTCATTATAAAAATATGGTTCCAATTTTATATATAATACATTTTCATGTTGCATCTCTTTATGTACTTGGTCATCTAAAAAACACACTTTTGTATTAATAGGTAATTTTGAACATTGAATTAAATCATTAAACGATTTACCATATGATGTTCGACATACCTCTATAATCTCTCCATTTATTTTAAATGCTCTTATTATTTTATCAAATAATTTATATTTTAATTTATAATCAAAATAATTTTTTATTAACTCGCCCCAATAATAAGGACCTGTATTATTTGTATATATCATAACATAATTGCATATATTTTTCTTTTTTTTATCTTTTATATTTTTCATTAATGATAAAATATTTGGTCTTAAAAATAATGGAAATAAATCTAATAAATTATTAAAATATTGTTGTTCTAATTCTTTATTTAGATAAATAGATAATAAATTCCAAAAATTATATAATTGTGAAAAATGACCTAATGTTTCATCTAGATCAAATACTATTGCATAATTTTCCATGGAATATCTATATTATAAAAATAAATAAATATTTTTATAATATAGATATTGTTATTCAATATGAATAATCAAATTGAATGTAAAAAAATAAATAAAATTTATAATTCTAAAACTAAAAGATGTAATAAAAAATGCAAAGAAGGTTTTAAAAAAAACGAAAAAAATAATTGTATATCAATAAATAAAGAATTTTTATTATCACGTAAAGAATATATTGAAATATTAAAATATTACAATATAATTTTTAAAGAAAATGATAATATTAAAAATTTAAGAAAATTATCAGAAAATATAATTGCTGAAAAATTATGTAAATGTATAAAAAGTGTTTCAAATAATATAAAAACAGATGACGAATCAAAAGCTATTGCTATTTGTAATAAAAGTATTATACAAAATAAAAAATTAAAGATTCATAAATTTACATGTAAAAAAAAACCAAAATTACTTACTACAAAAAATAATAAAAAAAAATTAATTAAAATTAATTAATTTTATTTAAGATTTGGATTATTATTTTTTACACTATTATAAAATGCTAATGCAAATAATCCACCAGAAATTTGTGCAATAATATAAATTAATAATTTATATTGATCTATGTCTTTTTTTATATAATTTATAAAAGATACACCCGGATTATAATGACCTCCACTAGTCAATGTTCCAAACCATATTAAAACAGCTAATGTTATGCCTATTACAAATGCGTTTCCATTTAACAATATTATAGATAAAAATAAAAATGTCCCTATGAACTCTGTTATAAATATTAAAATATTTAAAAACATTTATATATAATTTATATATATTTTTATTTTTCTAAATAACGTATAGCTTTCAATATGATTAATTCTTCAGGTGTTAATTTTTTGAAAATTAAACAATTTTCAAAATAAATTGTTATATATTTATTTGCATATGTTTTTAATTTTAATATAAAATTTTTATTTTTATCATAATCTATATTACAAATAAAATTACCACGTGTTAAACCTTTCGATTTATTTAAATTTATCCATCTTATATAATGACCATATTTAATATCATTTATATTATCTACGTAAATATAATCTTTTAATTGTAAATGTAATAATTTTAATTCATCTTTTGATAAATTTAATTTTTGTAATATATCATTTTTATTGGTTTTTATACTCTGATTATTTGTTTTTGCAATATTTAAATTTTCTTCATTTTGAAGAGCATATGTTAATAAATCTATATTCATATATTATAATTTGTATAATATATGAATATTATTTTATATGATTTTATATGATTTTATATGATTTTATATGATTTTATATGATTTTATATGATTTTATATGATTTTATATGATTTTATATGATTTTATATGATTTTATATGATTTTATATACTTTTATATTTTTGAGATATTTTTTTTAATTTAGATTTACTTCTTGATATCGATAAAGATTTATTTTTTAATTTTAAATCTTTAATTTTACGGCATATAAAATTTTTATCTCTTATATACCCTTTTTTACAAGTTGTATTACATCTTTTTGTTTTTGGATTATACTCTTTATTTTCTTTATAACATTGTAATTGTTTTTTGAATGTTGAATTATTAATATTATTTTTTAACATTTTTAATTTATTAATATCATTTTTATTGCTTGAATTATTAATATCATTTATTTTTTTTGTTTTTACACATTTATAATCTTCATTTCTTTCATATCCCGTTTTACATAATTTCAAACATCTTTTAGTTTTTGGATTTAAAATTGGTTTGTCGGTGGGACAATTTTTTTTTAATATATTATCTATATTATCTATATTATCTATATTATCTTTATTATTTTTAATTTTTTTTATTACATTTTTTATTTGTGGTGACATTTCAATTGATTTTGTTTTATCTATATATAAATTATATTTTTTTAACAAATTAATATAATCATTTTTAAGTGATTTTAAATCGTAGCTACGCATTACTAAACTTTTATCATTATATGCGTCTAGTAATTGAATAACATATACATTAAATAATAAATTTTTTATATCGTTAATATATAAAGGTAAAAATATATCCATTAAAGCCAAACATAAACTATATACATCAAATGTATCTATTAATCTATTTAAAAATTTATTATAGTCTTGAAACCCATTTCTATATTTTTTACATTCTTTAAATTTATCATACATTGCTTTACTACCACACATATTTTCAGGTGGCCAATTAAAATGATTTTTCGCATACCAAGCACTATTATTAGTATATTCTTTTCTTATAGTATCATCTTTTTTCATTAAACCAAAATCAATGAATTTTGCTTCACCTTTTTCAAAATTATATACTAAATTAATTGATTTTATATCAAAGTGAACTATCTTATTTTTTCTGAAAAATTCTAATCCTTCAAATAAATTAATAAAAGAATTGTAAAAAATTTTTTTATCATTATCTGTTCCATTTATAATTAAATTAAGCGATTGTTGCATATTTAATCCACCATCATCTAATAATAATAATGATAATTCTTTTGGATTATAATAATATGTACTAGCTACATTATATGTATCACATTTTGATACGTATTTATTGAAATTTGAATCTGTTAAATCTGGTTTACATTTTATTGGTAAATTAACCGCATATTTTTCAATACCTTTAATTTTACTAATATATTCCATTTCTTTAAGTTCCGCTTCGGCATGTTTGTTACGCATTACTTTTGAAACTTTATTTTGATAAATTTTACTACTTTTTTTGCCTTTACATTTTAAACTCGGTTTTATAACACATCCATATGTTCCCTCTCCTAAAATTTTATGAGACATTTATTATTATATAATATTAATATTATATAATAATGTTAAATAATATGTTAAATAATATACTACATTTAAAGAATAATAATATTTATTATTATAAATATAAATTAAATAATGGTATGTTATCGTGGTTTCTAGTACCTTTAATAATATATTTATATTATAGTTACAAATACATTCCTTATATTTTTTATATTTCTTATATTTCAATTATAATAAGTATAATAGGTATTTATGAGAGTATAATATTTATCAAAAAATATAACTATTATTTATTAGGTATTTTATCTATTATATTTCATTCTATTTTATTATTTCCATTTACTAATATAAAAAAATATTTAAAACCTAATTTTATTACTACTGTTATTTTATTATTAAGTATATTTATTATTTATTATTTACCATATTGGCCTTATATAATTGAACGTAATACTATGATTACATATATTATTTATTTACATATCATTACTTATTTTATATATTTATATCATACATTATAAAATATTTATATCATACATTATAAAATATTTATATCATACATATTTCATTATCATTATCATTATCATTATCATTATTATTATCATTATTATTATTAATATTAATATTATTATTATTATTTTTATAAACATCCAATGTTCTAGCACTAGCGTCATTTGCTTTTACATATTTTGGCATCCAAAAATATGGTATTAAATGGTCTGTATTATTATAATATCTATTATATATCATTCTATAATATGCTTTTTCATATGTATCCGGTTTATTTATAGCTGTTTCAGATAATTTATAATTATTGATTAATGATATTAATTGATAATCTAAATTATGTTGTTGATTATAATATTTTGTTGACATTTTATTCTTAATTTTTTCTTTAATAATTTCAAACCAAGATTTATTTAATGAACTAACACCATCACTAAATGCCTCTTTAGTTCTCCATAAAACTTCTTTCGGTAATAATTCTGGTTCCATTAATTCAAAAGATTTTCTAATTAAATATTTTTCACAATTTTCTTTTGTTGTATTATATCTTATTTTTCTATCTATTGATAAATAAAATTCAACCCATTGTCTATCTAAAAATGGTGTTCGTGGTTCTAATCCATGTACTGAAATACATCTATCACTTCTTAAAACATCAAATGTATGGATGTCGTTTAATAATCTACGCGTTTCTTTATCAAATTCATATTCATTTGGTGATTGTTTAAAATATAAATAACCTCCCATTAATTCATCCGCGCCATCACCATTAAATATTACTTTGCAATCACTATTTTCCTTAATATATTTACCAATTAAATAATTACCAACACTTGCACGAATGGTTGTTGTATCATAACTTTCAATATTTTTAATTACTTCTGGAATAGCATCAAAAAAATCATCTTCAGAAACTATTATTTCATGATGATTACTGTTTAAATGATTTGCTACAATTTTAGCATATTTTAAATCTTCTGAACCTTGTAATCCGATACTAAATGTATTTAAAACATTATTTTCATTTTTTGTTTTTAAAAATTTATTTACTAAACAAGCAACTAGACTACTATCTAATCCGCCCGAT